AGCTGTAGCAGGTGGTGCCGCTTCAAAGTACAAGCGCGGCACACCAGTCCACATGAAGACTTGAAAATCTTCTCCAGTGGCGTGGTATAAATCATAAACTTCCGTGGCACTCGAACTTGACGATTCAAATCTGTAATCGAAAAGTGGTGCTTCACGGAGTTGTGCCGGATTGGGGGTAGTGTAGTCTATAATCTTTCCAGGCAAAAACCTTCGCGTAGATTGATATGGGACTTCAAATTCCACTGATTTGTTCAACCGTGTCTGTTGGACGAGACACCCTTTTGTACCTGAAAGGGGTCTTGGAATACCATCACTGAAAGGGTACTGACCAGATATAGTCACACACGAAGCTGCTGCTCTGTCGACGTCAGTATACGCTGGTAGTGCAAGCGCATTTGCGTCGTAAAAGCTGACAGAACTCGTGGTATCTGCTAGTTGTACCGATAGTGTGGCGTCCGCGGATGATTTTCCTCGCGGAATCACTTTCCACCGTTGAGACCCTCTCCATCCGGAGAATCCCATGGTTATAAAGTGTACCAATAAAGTATTGCAGTAGTTGTACCCAGCACCTAAACTGGTGGTGTTTACTTCACTACCTACATTACCTCGGAGATATGGATAAGCTGATCTCCTACCAAAGTAGACGTAATTACCAGGCGATCCCGCTCCACCAATGGTCGAGTGGAGTGCGTATCTTTTCAAGAGTGGTCGAAAACTTACTATCGACTCACCCATAAATACTTTAGGGGCATCTCTTAGATCCGTTTTTCCTGGACCTAATTGGTAACATTTAGTTTGTTCTGGCATATCTTCTTCGCCAGATTGCGGTTCGAAGCCGTCTTGTGCTTTGAACGCAATATTTTGGAACTGCATTGCTGGACGGGCCACTTCGAAATCATCTCCAGCGGAGACGAAGACGTTGACTCGAACATCATTCGCAATTGCGGTGTTTGGGACAGTTAGCTCATTCACTACGTACACAGCGATGACACCATTTCCTATGACGTCCGTTGCGTACGGTGTAGTGCTATACATTTCTGTTGTGGAGTTCAGACCAATGTCGAACATCTGCATCCATGTAGTATCTTGTCCTACACCTATTTCCACAGTGAAATCGCTTTCTTCACTGATGTCTATGACACGCATGCTGTTTATATTATATTCAGAGTGCTGGAAAAAGAGAGGGTCGTATGCAATACGCAAACGACCTTTGTGAAACCCAGAGCATACGACTTGAAACCGGAACTTAATAGAACCAGTCCAATACTCGAAAGGTGCACTAGCAGCTGCTAAAGCTGTCAGGTGCACTCGCTCAGGAGTGCCTGATGTCGCCCATAATGAGGGTAACACGCGACAATTCCATAAATGGGTTTCGGGATTTTGTCCTGTTTGCCAGACAAACGTGGTTAAGTATGACTCGCGTTGCGCAATAGATTTTATGGTGAGTAAATCTTCACCACCTAATCCAGCTATGCGCGGATCAATGCTCAATTCTTGTTTGTCATCCACTGTTAATTTTGCACACCCATCTGGTGTGGTAGTGGTTGCTAAGGAACTATGATTTGTGGGCCTCATAGGCGTGCAATTCTTTGTTTCTGCTGGTCGTGAATAACCAAACAACTTTGCTATTGCAGCAGTAGAAGTTGCAGCCTGATGTGTGGCCATGGCGAAAGGACCAATATAAGGTATTTGCGTAAAATATTTAGCATATCTTGCCACAGCTGTTGCTGGACCGGATATCTTGCCAGTTGCATTTGCCTCATCGGTTTCATCACCATCTTGGGGCTGTAGATCGTAATGATCTACAGATGTTAGCACATCTAACCTCACATCTGTCATCCATGCAAAACAATTCACGGTGATTGGATCACCACCATCGTTTGCATGTTTGAGCTCAGTTAGAGTTCGAAGATAAACAGTTCCCATAGTGCTCGCATCATCATTATCGAGCGCAAGGGAGTTACGGTACCAAAAGAATGGGCACACAATTTCACCTCCGGTTGAAGTAGTTGGATTTATAAAGACTTTCGGCATTTGTGATCCTTGCACTAAATCTTGTGCAGTAATCATCAATGTCGCTTCATCAAACGCCGCCAGTGGGTGGTACATAGCTAACATCCTACCGTAGTAGAAACTATTACCATTTACAGTAAACTTCAGATGTAGAGTACCTCTCAATAAATGATAGTTACATATTCTGTTGCTCACGCGTACATTTGATAGAAATAAATCCCATGGATCAAAATCAGCAGTAGTGTTCGTGCTGATAGCCCAATCGGTACTAAAAATCTTTATGGGGCGAGATAAGAATTTGTCTAATGCTAAATCCTCTGGCTCGCCAGCAATCCTAGTGGAATCTGAATATGTTTCAACATCCGTAATGTAGGATGTACCTGCATCATGGAAAACAATATTTTCTTCCGTTCGAGTGTCGCCTTCAGTCCGAATTTCCATTCCAGACTGCGGCTCAAAGTCATAACAACATGTGCAATGCTTTTCATGTAATCCACATTCAGCACAAAAGTCTAATGGAACAATTTCCATACCAGACTGTGCTTCAAACATATAATCGTCACGCATAGGGTACATCTCTTGAGTTTTCTCATATTGTCGTTTATGTCGAACTTGGTCAAGAACTTTCGCCTTTTCACTTCTTTTTGTATTTTTATTTTTATCAGTTTTCTTATTCTTATTATATTTATTCATAAATTTAGTTTTCATAGAGTTACCGAGTATATATACACAAATTCTGAGGAACACTCAATCCTCAGAAGTGGGAAATTTTGTTGGCCGACAAAACCTCACTTAATAGTGCTTGGTCTACGTTGAGAAAAGCCTTTCAGATGGAGCGCATTTACCTTTACACTCACTCATCCTATGGTAACCAGGACTCAACGCAATTTTGCTTCGAACCTCCTCCAGATTTGAAACTGGAGCTGACATTTTATGGGTTGCCAGGGGCCCAATTTATTGCTCATCATAATCGATGATAATGCTAAATGGATTGTACTCACCTAAGTACTTTTCCTTCCATTCTGCAACACGTTCATCATATGTTTTGTTGAGCGTCGTGCATAAATGAGTTATCTCCGCTTTTTCTGCGATTCTCTTCATTTGAGCCACACGTAAGTTAAATGTTTCCTCGCCATGATTGAACCACTCACCCAGAGCAGTATCAATATTCATAGCGCACGCCATCTCTTCCGTATGGGGGCACGATTTGCCACGCATAAAACAGTGCAAAGTTTTGAAAATGGATTTATCTACCAAAGCTCCAACATGCACACCGCGTTTAGGGCAAAATACAGTTTTTCTTTTAAGAAATTCGAATTCTTCCGGATCTAAGTAATCAGTTAGTTCAGATGTTTTGTCCGGCATGGTATAAGTTTGACCATGTTCTTCGAGCATTTTCGAAATATTCTTAATCGTAAATTTTGGCACTACTTTACTGTCAGCAGTGCC